TGGAGTAACTGGCTAACATGATCTCCGCCTATTAGCACAATACCGTGCTATGTTATTTGAAGGGAACTAAAACTATGTCTAATGACAATGCCCTCGCATTGACCACTTACGACCCGAAATCCATCCAGACTTTCGGCAATTCCATCATGACCGCCCTTGTTGCTCAAGCCGGTATGGAAGAAGAGGCCCAGAAGCTAGCCGCTACTGCTACGGAAGCCAAATCCTTTATCTCCTTTGAGATGACACGCGCTGTTTTCGACCTCTCCGATCGTCTTGATGACATTGATCCTTATGCCATTTTCGGCAAGGCAAAGGAAGTGGAACGCCTGAATACTCGTGTGCTTATGCATATGGGCGCTCTTAAGCGTACTGTCACCAGTGACGACGAAATCGTCTATGAGTGGACAGACAAGAATATCGAAAATATGTACTCCTATACCAAGGAGCTACAGGACGAGGATAAGGCCGAATATACTCGCCGCTTCAACAATCGTAAGCGCCTGAATATGAAACTCAGTGAAGCTTACAAGGCTGTTGCAGCGTTGAAGGATCAGGGTCTTAAACCTGCTGATCTATTCTACTCTGAAAACGAAGCTGGCGAACAGGTGCCAACTATCCAGAATGCTCCTAAGGAACTAGCTGGCGACAGCAAGTCTATTCAACTTGGTTCGCGTAGACCAATTGTAGGCGCTACCATGTCGCCTACTATGTCTTCACTCATCAAGCTTGCTGAAAAGGCTCACAAGGTTGAACCTAAGACTGAGGAACGCAAGGACAAGGGTGAAAACCGTAATGGTGTTGCCCAAATCGGAATGTCCGATGAAGACTTCGGTTCAATCTGCAATACAGTAATCCGTGCTGTCAACGCGCAGGAGAATGTATTCAGTGAACAACAGATTAAGACCTTGAAGGCTCTTACATCTGTTATCGCTCCTGTAATCGCCGCAGGTGCAACCAAGGCAAAGGCTGCAAAGCCATCCACCGCTAAGGCTGCTTAATACCTCAATAGCCTGCTACAGACCTTGTAGCAGGCTATTTTTGTATCTGGCTAGAATATAGTTGTTGATATCTCCCCTATTAATATGGTACACTATGTGTATGATAACAACAAAGGAGGATTATAACTGAAACTATTTGGACTTAGCATGGTAATGAGGAGATGGCTGTAATCTGATCCTCATTATCGAGCAAGCCCGCTCTAAGGACAGCGACCCATGTGTAAGATCATAACCAAAATCCTCAATATTCCCCATGACCTGCCCCCCGGTACATATACCATGACCACTACAGACCCTGTAGTAAGACTATCCCGCAATCGTCATGACATGGTAGTTACCATGCGTTGCCTATCAATCATCGCGCTAGCTAGCGCCAAGTAGGATACATCTTATGCACAAAATTACTCAAATCACCTCAGGCCCTGGCTTCTTTACAGCAGAAGCAATGTCTATAGCATTTGTGAAAATGCTCAACACACCTTCTCGTAAACTATTCCCTTCCGTATTTGAACATGACCGTGACCGCGCCCGCTATGGTAGCATCGGTAATCGATATCAGGTTACTTTAACCATTACCCCGATTGATGAGAACGGGAATGTAATCGATGAGTAACGCAGTTACAGACCCTGTAGTAGAACTGGATATTACAACCCACATCGTGCCTTCGGCGCCAATCTATGATCTTGAATTCGACAAGCAAATAGCCGCGCTATCTAAATGGTGTAATGCCACTAATCAAGAAGTTCACACCAAGCTGAAAGGCGGCTCGTTTATCGTGGTTAAGCGCAAACAAAAGGTATCCTCAAATGTCAATTCATGATCACAACTTTGACCCTTGGAATGGACACGAACCTTCTCAACCTCACTTCTATGCCTGTTATATCAAACACCGTCATTCCCGTCGAATGTCGCGAGTAATGATAGGCGCTTTCAGTAAAGCCCAAGCCAAGGAAGGCTGCGGTATATTCTTACGCATGAACGGTCTCGATGATGTGTTCGATTACTTTGCCATATACGATTATGACACTCCAACCCTACTTATCTTTTACATAAAACTACTAACCTCAGGAGGATATGATGTTTCGTTTTCCAATCGCAGTTAGCCATATCGCCAATACATATGGAATACTTGTCGCAATCGAAAGTGCAAAGCGATTTGCTACAGAACCTGTAGATGATGCTTCTGCTCGTGAGTATATCTATATTGCACATAAATATACTGCCGATTACAACTCATCGTTGAGGGTTAAACATGACCGAAGCTAAAACTTCACGACCGACCGAAGCTAAAATACAACGCGTTGATATACGTCTTGATTTTCGTGATGGTTGTAATGGCTACACCATCGCGCCTGTGGCGGATGGGAGACTTGTAACATATAAAGACCATGTAGACGCTCTCGAAGCCGTGAAGGCGACGGTGAAGCCGCGCTCGTGGCCTTTAACAAAGCAAGGCATGGCAGATTTTTCCGCATCTATCGCCACGGAAGCTGAAGTGCTGAGAGCAGAGAGAGCAGAGAACTCTTTGGTTGTCGCTTCATCTGACGAATTAACGGCCAAAGACCTTCTGTTTTCTTTGGACAGGAATCGTATCGCCGAGATCATTGGAGGAAGCAATGCGCCAGCAGATCCTTTGGTGGCGGCTGACCAGATCATTACAGCCATTCTTCTCCAAGCCCGCGCCATCGTTCCATCTCCCGCTCTCGAAGCCAATCAGCAGCAGCCCGCCATGTCAGACCACGCTCGCGGATGCCAAGGCAGGGAATACACATGCACCTGCGGTTACGACGAAGCCAATCAGCAGGTTATCGAAACACTGCGGGCGGCGATCAAGCTTACTATTCCGATGATTACTGCTGATAATATCTTGGATCAAAAAGCCAAGGGCGATCTGACTGGTTGGTGTGAAAGAACTCGTAATCGGCTTCAAGCCGCCCTTTCCCCCACACAACCCGAACCAACTAGAGGCACAGCTAATGACTAACGTTACAGAGCCTGTAGTTGCTCCTCAAACTCACGAGGAAGCACTAAAAGTATTCGCCAATTGGACCCACTCCCTGAACCAGATCGAGCCCAATTCCATCCGAACCAAGTCATTCAATCGTATCCTACGAGATATTAAGAAAATGTATGGCCTTCTTGATGCTTTAAGTGCTCAACATGACAAAGGTGCTAATGAATATCTAAAGAAAACAGGAAGTTATTCTCAATTTGACGAGCCATCGTGTGTTCGTATGGTCAGAGAATTTGTACAGGAGTTGTAGGTATGGGAGGATATAGTGAACAATGCTCACATTGTGGCAAATGGTTTCTTAATCCTCGTGGATTACACAATCACATTGACAGTAAACATTCATACAAAGCTGCGTTGACTACAAAACCTATAGTGAAAAAGATAAATTTGACAAATACCCCAAAAGTGTGATATCGGTATAGATAACGTAAACAGCAAGGGGACCATCCGCCACGCCCGGAACCCAGCCATAAGAAGAGATTATAAATTATAATTTTTGGTTTTAATTTTAATTTGAAATTTTCAAATTTATTTACGGTAGTAACGTACGCTCGACTATCTACACGACCTGTAGCTCATTCATGAAAGGATCACGAGCTATGCCTAGTGACGAAATGGTTGATGAAATGAACAATCGACAAGATATATTCATTGGATTGCTTGATGAGTTTGCGCGAATCATAGCAGAAGGAACAGCGCAACAGTATATTAAAGCTCGTGAGAAGCTTATTGAAATGTTTGTAGAGGAGCAAGGATACTAATGCGTATTGGACTCCTTCGCCACCAACAACCATTTGCTGAATACGTGAACAACAATTGGCGAGTATGGTATATATTCAACAACGACGTGTCCTCTGGAACCTATTTCGACCTCCGCAACGACGGAATATGTGACCGTGTAACCATCCAAGATCATGAAGTTACGCATATTGATCGTGTTTCTACACCTTTGTATGTCGGAGGTACGACAACTACACCTCCTGTAGAGAACTACGATGAAAGAGAGCGAGAACATTCTTATATAGTTGGTGCAAGTTTGTAATTGACATGAGTTTTGTCGACAGGACACGTATTTAACCCTTGCTAATCACGTACCGACCCTGCTATTATATGTGAGTAATGAAGATCAACTACGATCAGAAAGGATAATTCCGTGAAAACCGAAACACTTACATCATCTGTAGTGAAGATACGTAATGATCTACAGCCTCATTTCACTGATAATACTGACATTATTTTGTACGATTATGATTTCTACACTGCCCTTGAGTCATGGGCAAAGAAGGAACGCGAAAAGGCTAAAGAGAAAGCCATCGCCCTTAGTTCAAAACCTGCCGATTACTGCGGCATACTCCTCCGAACTACTAAACAGAAACTCACTCGTTCAATCTCTGCTGCACCACAGCAGTTCGACTTGAACTTGTTCATTAAATCCGTGAGTGATCAATATAAGATTGATCGTTTCAAGCTGGTTGAACTCGCTGGTAATAGTAAATCTCCCGGTACTGGTAGGACTACGATTAGAGTTGAGGAAAATGATGACTGATACAGAACCTGTAGCTACCGACCTTGACCCCGAAGGTATCATCTACACCCACCCTAAAATCCGAGAAAAAACTCACCACGAACTGCTTGAACGTCTCGATCAAATCCGTGGTCGACGCCTCGTTGCTGCTATGGAATTTAAAACCGCCGAGCGTTCTCGCCTCGACAAAGAGCACGACAAGCTCTCAGACCAGTGGACTAAACTGGCTGCGAAACTATCCAAGAAGGAATATTCAATTCGTGAGGATATTGAGAAGTTCGAAGCTGACGTGAACAAACTCATTCAAATTCATAACCAAGCCAGTGTGCTTGAAACCGGACAGTAACGTCATGAATAAATGGTTCTTCGACTATCAACGAGGTGTGTCGTCCATTACCGATAACAATAAGTTCCGTGTCTATGTTGACTTGCTCGACCAAGCAACAGTAAATGCAATTATCTCTGAACATAACAAAGGAGTAGTTCCCAATGGCCAGCAGCAAGACCACGATCTACCGGACGATCCTCGCGATGTTACGTGAGAACGGCATGTCTGCTACAGACTTTGTAGTGGAACATATGAAACGATTAGAGGCCGCTCGTGAGGTTGCTGAAATGCATCGTAAAGAAGCTGAAGATCGTGCCTTCGGCGGGGCTAAAACTAATGAGTAATGATGACAACATAATCGATTTCAACATTCGAGCCGTAACTCGTGACCTTGCTCGTCGTCCGGAAATCCGCCAGTTGGCCAAAGTACTCGCCATGCTTGGACCTCGTGAACTATCCTCTCCCGATAACGACCCTGCTCCGATCTACGTATACCAAGCCTATCAACTTATTGAGAAACGTAACCTTGCTGAGTTGTTAATGATCACTATTCAAGTTTGCAAAAAGGAAGAACGCAAATGACTACACAGTCTGTAGACATGGAACCTAAAAACTACATCCTTAATTGCCAGTACAAAGATACAAAACGTGTCTACGAGTATCTTGCATTTGGTGTTCTCTCTGAACTTCAACAGTGCTCACATGCTGTAATCAGTCGTGTACCACATACAACTGATCGTGGTATTGAGACTGCTCTCTATCGTGATGAGTTGCAGTTGGTCCAGATCGTGGGAATTAGTACTGAACAGAAGTACAACGGCACCCTTAAATATGTAGTGGACACCATTGATCCTTCATATTATCTCAAGATGACACAGGAGTATCTCGATAATGTACGATAACTCGCTTCAACAAGGCCATAAAGATGATACCAAAAAGGTCGAAATTCATCTTATTGCCCCGGAATTTATTACAACTACAGCAGCTGTATTAACATTTGGTGCAAAGAAGTACGCACCATATAACTGGGCAAAAGGAATTGTGTACTCACGGTGTTTTAGTGCAATGATGCGGCATATGTGGGCATGGTGGAAAGGAGAAACACTCGATCCTGAAACTGGTATAACCCACCTTGGTCATGCTGCTTGCTGTTTGATGTTCCTTATTGCTTATGAGGAACGAGGTATGACTGAGTTTGACGATCGATTTAAACGTACCATTCCTATGACTAGTTCCCACTTCATCCCTGCAATTAAAGCTACACGACCTACTACAGAGCCTGTAGCAGAAGCCTATCTCATCAACCAAGCTGAAATGGCTGAGGATATGAAGCGAGAAGCGGATAACGAATTCGTTCCTGTTGATCCTCGTGTTGATAATATTGATCCGTTTCAGGGACAGAAATCATGAGCATAAATATTCTCTCCACCTTCATAGCCGAGATCGAACGTGAATTTCGTGGTCACTTGCCCCAACGTTGTATCAACATCCTTGCAACCATGTGTGAGGAACAGCGAATGCTTCAACGTGCGATCAACGATCAAATGGCAATCATTGAGAAGTTGAAAGACGTCATTGCACTATCCGCTGTTGCTGATCAAATGATCCTTAAACAGATCAAAGATTATAACCATACCAACTCGGATCAACACAATGACATTATCAAATCACAAGACATGGGGGAGGATGGTTGATGCAGTGGCAGTTTTATTGGCCTGATTGGTACAAGTTATATCCATACTACACCGAGGACAAACAAGATTATGAAGGCATTCCTTACGCAGCTTTCACATTCTGTTTTGGCTCATTACAAATAAGGGGCTACCGATGAAATTTCGACTAGCTACTCCCAATGACTCCCACCTCCCGTACTACTCGCACAGCATCGCCGAAGCCATTTCTACTTGTCCAAAATGGGGACTTATACGTTATAAGCAACGGAAATACTTCAAATCTAATTATCGAGCAATGGCATTGGACGCCGGGTCAGCCATGCATGAAGTGTTTGCAGCCTTTAGATTGTGGCAGTTGTACCGCATCCAAGGACTTGAGGACCACTTCAAATTTCACGGCCGTCGATTGTTCAACGCAGATTTGAATGAAGGGGAAGGTCGGTTTGAACGATCCTTTAAGCCACGAACCGATCCGCGTGATGAGTTGCTCGCGTTTTGTTTTGAAATCCTGAACTCTGGTTCATTCTACGACGACCCTTCCGACTCCATCCGTACCATGTCCAACATGGAAAATACCACAATCCGCTATTGCGACACTATGCTCGCGATTGCCGATCGAAATCCTATATGGGTCAGGGATGTAAATGACCCTACAGCACTTGTAGGCATAGAGCTTGCATTCGACATGGTGATCGATGATGAGATCAGATACATTGGAACAGTGGATGGCCTCTCAGAGCGTACAGAAGGAATACGGCTTGAGGAAAACAAGACCGCTTCTCGTCTTGATGAGGCATGGCGTGATAGCTTCCAAGTCAAGTTCCAACCTACCGGATATACGGTGGCTGCGCGTTTGCTTACGGGCCGAACTGACATTGAGAAAACCAAGATCATCGGAGTAAAGTTGAAGCAAACCCGTTCTATGGAAGACATGCTCTCATTCGAGGTGTATAGAGATAATGATGCTATTCGTAATTGGTATAACTTTATTCGTTATATTCATCGTCTTACTCTTGAGTTTGAACGTAACCCTCTCGACGCTCCACAATTCACCCATTCGTGTAATCGGTATTCTCGTCCTTGCGGTTTTATTGACCTATGTTCTGCTTCGCCTGATGACCAACTAGCAATGTACGAGTCAATGGAAGAGACACCTCTATCTCCGTCTGAGGAGGCTATTTTAAATGGAAAGGCTGTGACATGAAAATAACCATTCAGCCAGACAACCAGCCTGAACAATACCTAGAATGCCAACGTTGTTTTGTCTTTACAGGCTCTGTAGCTGACATGCCAAATTGGTTTCAGGACAAGATAGTGCACATATCTCAGCCTATTGACATTGGCGAAGTATGGACTGGTTGGAATAAACGTAAGTCATTAACCATTCGTTGTGTTGATGGTTATAAAATAGCCGATGTAGGTTCGCTTATCATCGACTTAGGGAAGGACAGATGGCACATCCTTCCTCTCACACATCCCATGTGGGGTGATGAGTCACATAGAGCCGTTGCTGATAGGAAAGCTATGGGTACTGCTGACGATGGCACAGAAGACACGCAAGCGAGTACACGTAGGAGTTGAACTGGATGTAGACGTTCGTGTCACCAGAGACGAAATGCGTGATTTTGTTAACCTCGCGTTTAAGTTAGCTCGAATAGAAATGCCACAATGGCACAAACTATCTACTACAGCGAGTGTAGAGATGCTCTCGTTCAAACAAGTTAGTTAGGAGAATAACATGAAATACTTCTTTACTGGGACACTGTCTCAACTACTTGAACTAGTATCCCCGTTCGAACAACAGGGCCGTTTCGTCGATGGTGAAAAGACTTATGAGATCAATATTAAGGATGTATCTGAACATCCTCAAGTTGATCAAGTTGCCGAAGCTGAGAAGAAGGCTACAGAACCTGTAGTTGAGGAGAAGGTTGAACCTGCTCTTACAGCTAAGGAACAGAAGGCTGAAGCTAAGGCGGAAGATACACCCAAACCATTGTTTGTTAAAGAACAGCCCGTTGATATCGCCAGTGCTGAGCAAGAGTCTCAGTCCGACGATACAAAGAAATAGGGAACATTCTTTATGGCCTCTGGCGAACTCGAAATCGAGCAATCGAGCGAGAGAAAGTCACGAACAGCAGGAGTTATATGGGGCATAGCAAAGTGTGGTAAAACTACCTTCCTCACTTCTCTGCCCGGTAAGAAGCTGTTCGTGATGCTCGACCCCGACGGTGACATGTCTCTACCTGACTCACCGGATATTCATATTCTCCGCCTCTACGAGCAACCGGATGATTTGATCATTCGGTATCTCACAGATAAACTTCCAACCCTTCTTCGTCGTAACGAACAACAGTTTGATAGTTGTATTGTCGATAGTCTCTCCACACTTGGGCAGATATGTCTTAATGAAGCTATCCGAACAAACGTCGGTGAGTCGTCGAAGAACGGTGAAAAGTTTAAACCCACTATCGATGCTCCGGGACTATCCGCATACGGCTCTCGTACTGCTCGTACTGTAGATATTGTGAACAAAGTCCTACGTGCTACAGGGTCTGTAGGGATGCATTGCTGGTTCACTTCTCACGAAGACGAGCCTAAGACCAACGCTAAGGGTGACTTCCTCGGCAGTACCATGACTTTGAGTGGTAAGGCCATTAATGGCGTAGGACTTAACGTTAGTGAGATATGGTACATGTCACAACACGACGGCAAGTGGAAGATAGCAATCTCACCTTGCCGTGGGCGATCGCCAATGGGGTCGAGATTATTCGACGTCACTGGTGATATCGAATTCCGTCTCAAGTTCAATCCTGAGCTTGGTACGGATCAACCGCACTCCATCACTACTTGGTATAACACATGGGTAGCCAGTGGACGTGCAAAATTAGAGGTTCCGAAGTGATAACATTACACAAAGGACTGCCTGTGAAGGGTTATGGCGATCAGTCTACAGAGGCTGTAGCACAGGACAATTTGAACAAAGAGAACGAAGAACGACTTCTTCGTCTCATTGATCTTCTAAATGATACGGGAGACTACGATGGCCGGTGGTTGTCGATTGCTCGTACTCATTTTCAAGAGGGATATATGGCACTGAATCGTGCTATATTCCGACCGAGCCGGATTAGTCTTCCAGAAGATACTCCTTCGAAGGTGGAAGATTAATTCAAACTGAACCTTAATTAAGGATAACCACTATGGCTAAGGCCGCTGCTAAAACTACCAACAACGAAACTGCAACAAAGGAACGTAACGTGAGCAACAACGAAAACATTCTTGAACTGGATATGGACCTTGAAGAGTTCGACGATTTCGAACCCCTTCCCGCTGGTGAATATCCTGCAGAAGTTCGTTCTGCTGAAAAGCGTATCTCGGATAAGGGAAATGAGTACTACTATATGGTGCTCAATATCCACCCCGACGACTTCCCTGCTGACTACGCAATCGAAAATGCACCAGAAGGTATGAACCTTATCTATGCACGCCTGCAGGTTCCTACTGCTGCTAACCGTCGTTCTATTACCGCGGTTAAGAAGTTCTACCGTGCAATCGGCCTGACTCTCAAGACTTCGATCATCAACCCCGGCGAATGGGAAGGCAAGAAGACCAAGGTTCTTCTCGGCCGTTCGGAATATAATGGTGAAGATCGTAACGACGTCAAGGGTCTCGAAGCCCTCGACTAAAGCTCTCGACTAACTACAGAGTCTGTAGGAGGCATTCGTGCCTCCTACTTCTCCTCCTGCAACCCAATCGAAAGATTTCCCAATGCAATTTAGCGAAGAGCAGGAAGCTGCGATCGATCTCGCCAGTGACCGTAGTAAGAAACTCGTAGGTGTAACCGGTGAGGCCGGAACTGGTAAGACTACTATTCTTAAAGAAGTAGAACGTAACCTCGAAGGCGATACGTGTCTTTGTGCTCCGACTGGTCGTGCAGCTAAACGTATTCAGGAAGCTACTGGTGTACGTGCCATGACCATTCATCGTATGTTGAAAATCGGCATGCCCGATGAAGATGACGACCCTTCTCTCCCCGCGTACGATAAGTTTAATAAGATGCCGTATGACAACATCCTTGTTGATGAGTCATCCATGGTTGCTGATGATCTATATAGGATGATCATTGATGCAATGAAAGCTTCCGCTTGTGTGAGGTTCTTTGGAGATGCTAACCAATTGCCGCCTGTTACTGGTGTATCTCCATTTTTGGCTCTTCTCGAAAAATGGCCTTCTGCCATCCTTACCCACAACTATCGTAGTGATGACGGCGTTGTTAGTGCTGCTCGCTCTATTATACGTGGACGTACCCCACAGGCTAACGGCCAGTTTCAAATGATAAATCCTGGTACTGGCAACCTTCTCCCTGCTGCGGATAAGTTTATCGATGACACGTTTCGTGGTATGAATTCGCAAATTATCATTCCTACGAAAAAAGGTAAATACGGAACCTTTGCTGTTAATCGTTGGGTTCAAAACAAACTCAATCCCTCTGGTAAATCTCTGCGTCTCAAGTATAAAAATCAGTATGATGAGGTTGAGGAATTCGTTTACCGTATTGGTGATAAAGTCATCTGGACCAAGAATGACTACCAGCTACGTTTAATGAATGGTGAGATTGGTTGGGTCGTGGACTTTGATACCGACTCTGGTGAAATGGTTATCAATTTTAGTGGTAAGGATAGGCTTATTCCGCCACTTTTGGAGCAGTTTGATGCTAAACGAGGAAGAAATATCTTCTCTTATGATCCGCGTAAAAACCTTGATCTCGCTTACGCAATTACCACACACAAGGCACAAGGTTCAGAGTTTAAAACTGTACTGTTACTTCTCAACCGTTCCTATGTGCTTAATAGAGCTAACTTCTACACGGCAGTTACACGAGCTAAAGATAACGTTACCTGTTTGTTTGGACCCGGAGGTCTTCACGCCGCAATGAGCAAATGAGCTACAGAGTCTGTAACTACAAGCTTAGGAGTTGTAGATGAAAACACGTCTATCTCGTACCAACTATCCCCATGTTCCTTGCACTCATCCCGATCCTCTTATCAAACAGCTATTCGACATTATCGATGATCGTAAGCTATCCTTTCGTTCGATATGTCGAGTGGCCAAGATCGATAACCAAACTTTGGAACGTATTCGCTATCGTGAGCATTTACCAAACTATGCTACGCTAAAGAAGATAGCTGAGACCATTGGTTATCAACTTACTTTGGAGAAAACACATGTCTAGTGAAATACGTATAGTTGCCATTTGGGCAATCGTGGTAATCACATTGGCAATACTTGCATCTATATTCTTGCATGGTTGTGCTCAGCCACCACATACAGTCAACAAGGGAGAAGATCAGCTATGGACAGTTTTGAAATATCACGAAAATCATCCAACAGTACCCTAAGCGAACGTGAGCTACAGGTCCTGTATCATGTACAGCAGGGTTCGCCGAACAAGCGTATTGCTCATTTGCTTGGCATTTCTGAACACACTGTACGAGTTCATGTTCGTGTGATCCTTCGTAAGACTAATTCACTTAACCGCGTAGAGGCTGCCCTGAAAACTCTCGGTAAAGATACTGCTGGTTCTACACATTCTCCAACTTTGCAGTTTTGGTATACAAATCATCGTGGTGAGGTTGCTCAAAGGAACGTAGTAAATCCTGTATTCTTCTATGGAGCAACTGAATACTATCCCGATGTCCAATGGCTTATTCATGCATTCGATCTCGACAAGGATGATACACGTACTTTTGCCGTTCGCAATATTGACTCGTTTAAGGGAATTGATAATGCACAATCTTAAGGAGCTTCAAGATGAGTACAAAGCCCGAGCCCGAGACCTTGGACTCCATGTCCAAGTCGGTGGAGACGGAAACTTTAATGCTGAATATGCTATTATTGGCGAAGGCCCCGGCCAAACTGAACTCAACGAAGGAAGGGCTTTTGTCGGTAGTTCAGGTCGAATGCTTTGGGATGGTCTCCGTCCTTCGAGACTCCTCAGAACCGATTTTTATGTCACGAACGTTTGCAAACGCCAAATATCCTTGGCTAAGAATACCAAGCACCCTGTTAATGCAGACGAATGGGCTAAGTGGCAGCATATGGTACAATGGGAGTTGGAACAACTTCCCAATCTTAAATACATACTATGCCTCGGAAATGCAGGTCTTGCTGCCTTGTTTGGCTGGACAGGAGTTTCTAAATATCGAGGGTCGGTTTATGATTACAAAGGTCGCACGACCCTTATTAGTCTTAACCCCGCAGCCGTACTCAGAGAGCCCAAGGATGAAATCATCTTTAGGCTTGATATGGCAAGATTTGGTACAGTGGTTAAAGGAGATTATAAACAGCACGAGATAACCACGATCATTAATCCGTCATTCAAAGAGGCCAATGAGTATATCGACATGCTCATTGGTGAAGATCGTCCTGTCAGCTACGACATTGAAACCATTGCTCGTGAAACCGCTTGTCACGGAATTGGTAATACTGCACATGAAGCAATGTGTATCAATCTCCGTACCAGATTTGACAACTTCTACTCTCCACACGAGGAGCTACATATCCTGTATCACTTGCAGGAAATGTTCGACAAGAAGAAGATAATCGCACAGAATGGAAATTTCGATGCACATTGGGTTGGCTATAAAGACCTTCTATCATGCGATATTTGGTTTGATACAATGCTCGCACATCACACACTCTATCCTACCCTTCCCCACGGTCTCGGCTTCCTTACTTCTCAGTACACAACCCATCCATACTACAAAGATGAACTTGCGATGTGGAAAGAAGGAGGGGATATCGATGACTTCTGGAGGTATAATTGTAAAGACGTGGCAATCACATACGCCTGCCACGAAAGACTAATGCGAGAACTACAGGAACAAAAACTCAATAAATTCTTCTTTGACCATGTCATGCATCTCGATAAGTACCTAGTCCAAGCCACAGTAGACGGTCTACTTACAGACCCTGTAGCCAAGGAGCGTGTTGCTTATAAACTGAAACATGGGTTTATTGATGACGAAGGGCAGTTTATCGATGGTCTGGATCAGATCACTGAGAACATATACCGTCTTGCCCAAGAAGAACTGCGGCTTCCTGAAACTTACCGCCCCAATCTCAACTCTGGCCCACAAATGAAAGAGCTGTTCCTTACTAAGCTCAATCTAAAATCAACGGATGGTTCATTCGATGCTGGAACAAGAACAAAGATACTTAACGACTCTCGCACTTCCATGGCCGCTCAACAACTGGTCCTTGAGTATAATAAGTACCAGAAAGCCGCCAAGTTCTTTTCTACGTATGCAGAGGGTAGGGTCGATCCTGATCAGCGTACACGATATACATTCAAACAACAAGGAGTTGCAGCTGCACCGGGGCGTCTATCTTCATCGGGAAACCTTTGGGGAACTAGTCAAAATATACAAAACCAACCAAAAGCGGCATACGAATTCTATATAGCAGATACAGGTCCTGTAGCTACAACTCACATGTTCTACTTTGACTTGTCTCAAGCAGAAGCCCGTGTTGTTGCATATCTTGCTGACATTGAACATTGGAAGGAGGACTTTGAACGTGCCCGACTTGGTGGTGATTACGACGCTCATAGATCATTGGCTTCGACGATGTACGGAATTCCCTATGACCTCGTGCCGAAAGAAGACCATGACGAATTTGGCGCTTTTACAGTCCGGTACAAGGCCAAGCGTTGCCGTCACGGTCTTAACTATACAATGCAATGGCCGAGGCTTGCAGAAACTACTGGAATGTCTCCGTACGAGTCCAAACGTTCGTACATCCTATATCATAAAGTTAACCCTGAGATACAGCGATGGTGGAAGCAGCTTGAACTTATTGCCAGACGAGATAAAGAATTATGGTCTCCCTTGGGTCGGCGACTACGTATCCTACAACGCATCGATGAGGATAGTTTGGGCAACTTGGTCGCGTTTGTCCCCCAATCAACAATTGGTGACAAAGTAAAACAGGTGTGGTATCAGTGTGCTGAGGATGATGATTGGGACAACTCTAAAATGCGTCTCAAGATTAACGTTCACGATGCCCTAATTGGCCTCGGTGCTAATCGAAATTACGCAGAAAAAGCCCTGCGTATTGCAAAGAAGTATGCCGAAAGTCCTATTATGATACAGGACATATACAAACGTAAGACTGAACCACTCATCATTCCTGCTGATGTGGCAATATCGGTCCCCGATGAACAAGGAATACACAGATGGTCGACACTAAAAAAGATCAAAAACTTCACCTGACTACAGAGTCTGTAGTTACGCGTATCAAAGACAACCTAGAAACAGCAATGTATATCCTCATTCCATTCGGGATTATTTTGTTCGTAATCTTTAGAGGACCAATTGCATGAAAACATCACGCGACCCTCGACATGAACAACGTAAATATCGTTGTGAACACGATCCCGATGATGACTCTCCGAAAGCCTATCGTGTTCAAATGGAAATTGATGGAGAATGGTATTGGTTTCCAAAGTCACAATGTGATATCCAAGTACTCGGTGGAACTACTTGGATATTCATGCCCAAATGGCTTGCTGATGATAAAGGATTTGAAGAATGAATAAGCCTACAATCGCAGTGGATTTCGATGGCGTCATCTACCAACGCCCTAAATCAGAACGTGGAAACATGGTTTACCTTGCCCCACCTGTTGCCGGAGCGATGAATTTCATTCGGTTCCTTACTTCTGCATTCGAAGTTGTGATTTTTAGTTCGCGTTTTACGGGTGAAAGAGCGGAAGAGTCAATTCAAAGTTGCAAAGATTGGTTCCTTCGACAACTGCATCATGAAGTTCTCATATGCATAGCCCAAGATAAACCGAGATTTGATCCTCAAGAAATCTTCGATAAACTGCAATTTACAGCCATTAAACCAATTGCTCGTGTATATCTCGATGATCGAGCAGTTAAGTTTAGTGGGCAGTTTCCGCGTATTCCTGATCTTCTCAATTTTAAGACGTGGCTAGAATGAAATACTTCTTCTGTTATCAACAAAATATGACTGGCCAGTGGCAACCAGTTCTATTCCACAATGATCCGCCAAATCTTAAACATGGTATTGAACAGTCATCGAATGGTGAGAAGTTCCCTACTACAGCCCCTGTAGCCATTGAGTCCGATGAAGAACCGGGTTTTCGATGGCTGCAAATTAACTATCCATTGGAGAATTTTATAAATGCCCAGACCAGTTGAAGGTTTCCACACAAAGGATGGCAGGTTCTTTGAGGATGAACAAGAAGCAATCATTCACGAAGTTATATATGTCCTCACCACTCGTCTCATTGAATGGAAAGATGACGAAACCGAGTTTCCTGAAACCAAATCTATCCCCAACGAAGTGCTTAGTTCACTACTTCTGAAAGCACTTCAGTTTATTGAGGTAAACAGAGATGAGGTTCTCACGTACCTTGCGGCTTCCAAAGCCATCGAAGACCGTATTACCACTCCACCTGTCCCTAGTGGAGAAAGCGAAGGAGCAAGCGAAAGCAACTCAACGTCACAAACTGTTCAACCTACTGGACAGCCTGCCCCGAGAGTGCCGAGACTTCGTAAATGAATATGGACCTGTAATATTTCTAAAGTGGTACTTTAAAACTACGCCTAAAGTACCACTTTCCGCCCTAAAGGAGCAATTAATTAAGCGTAGGCATGAGGTAGAAAGTGGTAAGATTAGCGATCCCACTGACAAAGGATAGAATTGCGTGGGTTGATGAAAATGATTTCGATCGTGTTATGCAATTCAAATGGATAGCATGGACAAAGCGAGGTCTTTGGTATGCTCACAGTAATCTTGTAGGATATATGCACTGTTTCATTTTAGGAAGAACAGGTATTGACCACAAAGATCGTAATGGACTGAATAATGTACGTGATAATTTACGTGACGCAACAACACAACAAAACGGGCGTAATCGATCATTTACCAATTCAAATCATTACAAAGGAGTAAAACGAAACGGAAAGAAGTTTGGAGCAAGAATACAAATCGATGTAGGTCAAAGCCTTTGGTTAGGCTCTGCTACAGACCCTGTAACAGCTGCGAAAATGTACGACGAAGCAGCAATTAAACATTTTGGAGAGTTTGCTAATTTGAACTTTCCAAAGGAGGTGTCCCATCGCTAATTGGATTAATCATCACCGATACACAGCAAAAGTACGTCGCACACTTCTAGGAGGAGGAGTTAAAGGTGTCAGTCAATACGACCTAAACCAAGCAGTCAGAACACGTTACTTTAACGTATCCGACCTGCTCTTCATTCTTAACGAATGGGAAAAACGTCAATGGGTACAAAGGTTTAAAGTAAACAAATTGGCAAAGCGGCCGACCACCATTTGGCGAGCGACCACTTTGCTTAGAGATAATTGGAACAACATCACTTTCGACAAACCGCTTCCAAGTCAACAAGATGCTACAGATGCTGTAGCCACACCTATCACTGAGAAACGGGCGTTTTAAAGTCCGACGGTACTAGTGGAGACAAATGTTTCTCCACATCGAACTGCACATTGGGAGGCAACATTCCATTTGCATGGAGTGCTTGCGTCATCTTATCCTCTAATGACTTCACCAAACCCATCTGTTCGTCGACACTCTGTCCACGTTCTTGTTCCAAGTAATTGATTAGTTTGTTTACATCATTTCGTTTTCCTAAATCAATCTTCATACTGTTAATGAGCCGTTCCAACTTTGCAGGCTCACCGAGATCGAACTCTATTCCATTCAACGCCTTGTTGTATTCTTTGGAATTCATCTTAGGCTTGTTCGTCTCCAAATCATCCAAAGCAGTTGCATACCTATCCTGAGCACCCTTGATAACATTCTCCTGATACTTGTGAAAGTTCGCCGCATTTCCAGCGGTGTACTGTCGCAACAGTCGAAGATTATTTGTCAGTGCTGAATAGTGAGATATAAGTCCTGTCATACCGTCAGAATTCGTGCCAATTGTAGCCTTGATCTGATCTCCAAACATTTTGAATACAGGGTTTGTAGGAACTGGTGTTAGATTTGGTCCCATCCTACTTACTGTTGTTGCATCGGGGTCGATCTGTGATCCTTCTGGCAATTTAGTGAGCTTACCAGAATTCCACCTGTCCTGCTTGTCAGGATTAAAGAACTCGTCATAAGCATCGAGAAAAGTATGTAGAGCATCGAGTTTACGTTCCTTCTCATTACTTTGTGGAGTGAACGAAGAAGTATTAGTTTTATACCCCATGAGGTTTTTAACGATCGGTATCTTTTTAGCCCATTGATATCCGAACTCCTTGGCAAATGCAGCAGGTCCACCTTCGTAGCCAGCAGCCGCAGAATTCATAACCAAGTCACTAACTCCACCGAATGTACTTCTGATCATTTGATCTACATTCTGTGGAAGATAACCGACTTTCTTATCATCGAGTTTATAAACATCACTCCATGGAGTCATTACTGACTGTGGAGCATGATATCCTGCAGCATTAAATGCCTGTGTAAGTGCTACTGGATAACCAAGCATTGAACCATTCTCAAGAATTGTCCCTGCAATATGCTTAACTGCTTCTCCAACATCAGTATCACCACGAGACATGTGATATAATGCTGTAGAGAATGGGCTTGCCCAAGGTTGCATTTCCTGTGAAAGAGGTATTTCTATCCCTTCTTCAGGAGGTCTACCGGGAATTCCTAGGTATATGGTCATTGCTTGGTCGTAAGCATTACGGTTCTTGAATGCGTGGTCGTTGTACTCCTTACCTAGCATCTCATTCCAGCCATAAGCACCGAGTGATGGCAATCCTACATACTTCCATGCTCTAAGGTTAGTGCCTACAGGGTCTGTAATGAACCCATTAGCCAATCTCCTCAAGCCTTGTATCATTGGATTTGTGTATGGGATCATTTCACGACTAAGTTGTGCCCCTGCAGCAGTAGCCTTAGCCCCTAAGAGCCACGGCTTGTCAACAGCATCAGCATCAACCCTTTTACCACTAGCAAGATAGCCTCTACCACCTCTTCCGGTGTCGCCACTAGACAATCTTGCTTCGACTGCTGCTTCGTCGGGATTGAGGTGGTACTTATCAACTGACTGTCTAAATGCAGCCATTCTTGGAGAGTCGGAAATTGCTCCGAACATTCCTTCAATTCCATCCCACATATGTCTGGCTGAATGTCCCAAAAAGTTGGCTCCGGGAACTTTTCCAGCAGTATCTGCGAGGGACTTTTTGACTTCTGCGATTGCACCTTTATAGCCTCCTGACATAGCTGTTTTCATCAATGATGCGTCAACACCACCTTGGTTATTTGCCAATGCGAGCATTGAATTCTGATACGCGGAAGCCATCTTCTTTGCGAGATCGAACTTCTGTTGTGGAGGTAGAAACGGCACGGCTTGAAGTGAGTTATTCACGATATCTGACAATGCTTGGTTCAGTTTAGGATGTACCATTAGAGCTTGTGAAGCTTCACGTGAGAATTTACTAGCCATCATCGTAGGAACTTCAGCAAGTGTGCGAACAATTCCCGGTGTGCCGAGACCTTGTTGAGTAAGAACATTGCCCATGATCGCATCTCGGATCATGTTCACAGGTGCAAACGTCAAACCCATTGCACCAGTTGTACCCATCTCAAACATACGTTTCGTTGCATACAAAGCAGGCCACTGAGCGATATGTGGATCAAACTTTAACAAGTCGGCTTGTAGTTGTGAAGCTACGTATGGGGTTTTCACTCCATCCTTGTAGATATCAACCGTTCTACCACCGTATTTACCAATCTCATCCTTAGCCAAAGGTCTCATTGTATTTTGCCCAAATGCCGATTTCTCCATGCCGTCGGCATACAACCCACGAACATCATTATGCATCTTGGCTTGTAGTGCATTTTTGGTATAGTTGAGCAAAGTTTCAAATGAGTCCTGTCGACCTTGTAGTGTTGGAGCAACGGTGAGATCACGCTTGTGGAGAAACCAGTCATCGAGTTTGTTCTGATCCACAACCCTATCTGCATCGATCATTCGTGACCATAGAGGATCAGTTGGATCAATGCCGTGGATATCAATTGGAACATAGTTAGCCCTCTCTTGCCCCAATGCTGCTAGTGCCTTTTGAGACAACATCGCATTAGGTCCTTGAGCAAGGAAGTCTCTTACAGCCCCTGTAGTCTTTCTATACTTATCAGCCATGTCGAGGGCAACTGGGGTACGTTGTGAGATAATGGCCATCGAGTTTTGTGCATCGTTGAGCTGTTGTTGCGATGCAGCAACGTCAATGTTCTGTGCAATGCGAAGTTTTAGATCATCGGTCATATCACCGAGCTTCACATACTGATCAACATCCTTCTGAGCCAGTGGAGGGAGGGTTTTATATTCGTAAAACAGTTGTTCTGGTGGAGTTGATACGACAAAGTGGCCTTGATTTGTGTCAAGTCTACCCGATTTTAGGGCATTATTGACCTTCATCATGCCTGTTAGCTGTGTATCATTGTTGATTTGTGACTTCACCTGCTGCAAATTTGGAACACCAGCACGTTCAGCAATGTCTCCAAGAGCACTTTTGTCATCGAGAACATAGGTTTTATACAAATCCTTAGCTTTTTCGAGAGTTTCCAAGTCCTTAGGAGCATCCATTCCGGTACCAAAAACCTTCTTTACCGTTGGAGGTTGCGGTGCCTTCGTGAATTTCATTGCAGATTTTACAATTGCTGGTAGTGGTATACCAGAAGATGGTTGAAAACCGGGAATTGCATTAGCAAACATCTGCCCACCCGCTCCTGCTCCTTTCATAACCGATGGAATTGTTACTGTACCAGCAATTGCGGTACTATCACCGATCTGTTGTGGAGTTACATCCGGTACGCCTTGAGAGAAATCCTGTCCACGACCACTATCAATGAAACTCATCATAGCGTTTACAGGCTCTGTAACCAACTTCGGCAATGCAGGGACAAGATTTCCTTGTGCATCCTTTGCAACTGGGAGTAGATTACTCCTCTGCAATTCAGGAGGTGGCAAGATTGGCTGTTCATGAGGAGGAATAGACATATCAACCGGTGCTACTACAGGGTCTGTAGCTACTGGTGTTGGTGGTGCAATAGGATTATTGGCCTGTTCGTACAACTGTGACTGTACTGCATCAGGCAAGTCTTGAAGCCTCTTCGGATCAGGTTGCTGATCCATCGTGACATTATAGTTTGTAGCATCAGCTTCGGCCTTACCGATGAGAGCTTCAAGTTCTTGCAGGTTCATAATATCACCATAGTCCTGTTTGAGCTCCCGGTTTCGATGGGAACTGTTTCATTTGGAACATGTACAACTGCTGTCTCAGTTTATCCTGTTCAGTTTGTGCATCTTGAGCACCCTTAAGACCACTCAATATACTCGAAGGATCAAACTGAGTATTTGCAGTACTAGCTCCTACCCTTGCAAGTGCTGCTTGAGTAGATGCATTACCCTGTTGTAGAACCCCACTCAACTGTTGCAAAGCAGTATCAGCACGACCGGTCAAATCACTATTAATACTGGACCCCTGTACAGGGCTTGTAGTTGTCTTATCTGCAATCCCCTTGAGCGTCGAAAGCCAATCCAATTTCGGTTGATCATTTGCTTGTGTTTCTTGGTGATAGTTCTGTCGACCAAGTTGATCCGCCTTAGTATTAACATCCGCAAGTGAGTTTGCAAATTCGTCTCCGGCCTTCTTATAAACCGCCCCTACATTGCTGCTTGAACCCGTTCTCAACAACTGCTGAGCAAGAAGGTTGGCTGCACTATCCAGTCCTTCTTTCCTGCTATTCATTAATTGAGTGCGTGCATTTGCAATGTAATTCGCCTCAGTATCCTGTGGTCGATATTTATATTTGTTATATTCTTGTTCGAAGTCGTCAGCAGCGACCTTGGATCGATCATCCATTCGTACTGCCGCAGCACGGTTACGCGGTGCATCTTGCGTGAGACTTGCCAATCGCTCTTTTTGATCGGCGGATAGTTCTGACTTAGATTGCGGAGTGAGTTGGTAAGACCAACCTTGTCCGGGGACATATACCAATTTATTGCCAAGAGCGTCACCCCGAGGAGCTGTTTGTAGCTCCTCTTGTTTTCGAGTGTTAGCTTCGGAGTCAAGAACAGCTCGCCAATTGATATTGTTGGCTTGCTGTTGCTGGCCCATGTTTGCAATTGCAGATATGCCACCAATCCCCGCAGAAAGTAGGGATAACGGATCCATTATTGGCCTCCCATGATCTTCTGAAGTAGCATTTGACGCGGATCTTGTGAAGGCATTGGTCCATTAGTTGGAGGAGCTACAGGAGGACCACCTTGTGGGGCTGCTTCTTGTGCTGCTACAGGACCTGTAGAGCCTTGAACAGTACTAATTACCGCAAAACGATCATTGGGTTTAAGAGTTTCCCAAAGTTTTGCAAGTTCAGGACTTGGCTGTGGCAACCCTGCTGCTTGAAACGCATCAACGGCAGGCATTGTAACCATTTGTGACAAATCTGGTCCTGCTTCGTTGGCATCAGCTGCAGCTGATTCATTATCTGCACCATCATTAGGCTCGCCCATCTTCTGCATAAGCTGCGTTTCGACATCGTTCTGTGCTGCCACTTCGGCACTATTCTTTGAACGACTAGGGGAAACTCGTGCTGTCTTCTTACTTGCTTTAGCCATAGTCGTATCTCCTTAGAATGGTGAAGTGGTTTGTGTTGTGTCGTCTTTCTTAGTATCATCGAAGATACCAGCAATTGCAGCAGGATTAAATGCTGTATTCTGAGCACCTTGTGATGCACCCGCAACACCAGCCAATCCACTTGTAGAGAACAGATCAGTAGGAGCAGCAGCTTTCAAGCTATCTCCAAGTTTGCCCAACCAACCAGTGAAGTCAGTATCTACTGTTCCTTGGTAGGAATAAGGATCGAAGACATCTCCAAGATCAAGAGTTGAAGCCTTCGAACGTCCTCCATTGATAATGTTGTTGAGCTTTGTACGCTCTCCTTCAAGGAGTCCAGATCCGATAGTATCAAGTTTTGATTGCGCACCAGCTGTTTGACCGTTAACATTATTCAGTGCCCCATTATAACCAGACTGTGTAATAACTCCACGATCAAGCAAGTTCTTTACATATTGTGTAGCTGTGTTCTTTTGATCACCGAGAATACCGGCAATAGCACTATCATCGAGTTCATTACCAACTCGTTTGGTGCTATAATCATCACTGAACTGAGAATTAATTGCTCTCAGTGCTTTGTTTTGTTCAGCAGCCTGTTGAGCCTTATAGACTTGATCACCAAGATCACTGAAATACGTTCCCGGTGCTGCATCGCCCTGTGGAACTGACCCACGAGTATTGTTTGCTGCACTAGTGATTGCCCCCATGTAGTCATCAGGGTTCAATCCTCGTTGTGTGAAAAAGTCTCTAGCTGAACTAATGCCAGTATTATAACTGTTCCCCAATTGACCTTCAAACGCCGCCTTATCAGCAGCCGCCTTTGCATCGGCAGTGACTTGTGCATCTCGTGCCGCTTGGGCATTAATTGCTGCTACCTTGTCACTTTTGTCTTCTGGTGCTTTACCGCCACCACACATATTAAACCTCCATGGAATAGATTGAACCGAGTGGCTTAAAGCCAACATATTCACAGAGTTTGTTAAACTTTTCAGTCTTCACCCCTGTCGTACTAGCTAAGCGGATTTCTCTCAATCCACGATCTTTACCCCATTGGATATAGCTGGCTACAAGCTCTGTAGCTAGGCGTAACGATCTCTTGCTTTCAGATATGTAGAAAAGCAAATCCATTCCGTATACTTCGTTGCTGAATGTATACGAACATACAGTAGCACACAAACCACCAACAACTTTATCATTATCATCCACGGCAACATTACAAAAAAACGACTTAGAGTTAATATTATGCTTTAACAGCAAAGATATCTTCTCACGGTCATAAAGTATGTCTTTAAATGTCACACTTTCTTTCAAAAACATTCCTAATTGAGTAGTCATCACTTCAAGATCGCCGAGAGTATATCTCCTGATCATGACTTGTTCCTTCTATAGTAAGCCCGAACAATCGTAAATCCCGGCTCAGGTAGTAATCCACACTTTGAACTTTCCTGCTCAATAAAAGGAACAACTTTGATTTGCCTACCTTGTCCACTATCACCAATTGGTACAAAGTATCTGCTAAACAAGTTGCATCCATATTCAACGTCACTCCTTACAAGAGCATTGCCGTACGGAATGGCATCACTGACAGGTACACGTACAATATATTGGACCCTTTTATCAGCAATTACTTCTTTCTCTTCTTCTTGAGCCAGATACTGTACTCCATCATTGCCAACAATAATCCTGCGAATACGTACATTACAGGACTTACTGAATGATAAATCGAAGGAGAGAAAGAAATATCCACCGCGAACAACCTCCTTAGGATATTGTGTTTGTGAAAAGATTGTAACCGTTGGCGGAGACTGCAAAAGGAACATGTAACCGGCGTATATAAATGCACCTGTTAGAATTGTCATGAGTAGCCACTCTGTACGTTTACCACGCCAGCGTAATCTAAACTGTCTCATACTACTTTCCTCCGAAAAAGAGTTTCCAAGCTCCTGCAACAGAAATCACAATACCTGCAATTACTCCTGCTCGAAGAAACATAGTGCCAATCCATCCTAAATGATTGGCTGTCGAAACCATTTTGCTAATTGCAATTTGTTCTTCAACTAGCGTGTACAAACTGCGTCTTTTGAGAGGATCACTAAAGGACTCGGCTAGCTTGTTTAGTGCTTCTTTTTCTTCTGGTGCTAACCGTTGCCAGTCCTTTATATGTTTAGCATCCTCATCGCTGAGAACGATGCGTTGCATTGCCTTCACCTCGATCACTTCCCGCCCTTACCCATGCTAGAGAAAATTGCCCTACAGGTTCTGTAGGGCAATAGTTATTCAGGGAGTTGGTGGCTTCTTAGCCTTTAGTCGACCATAGATTGTAATCGCTGCTCCAACAAGTGGAATGCCAAGTGTTGGGATCATGACTGCCATTGATGCAGACAAGGTTACCCCAAGCATGTTGAGAAGAATGCCAATGATAACTACGAACTGTCCCCATAGTACCTTACTCTGATACCAAGGTTCGTTGTTTGTTGCATTAAGCAAAGTAGGCAAAATGCCATTAACAACTGCATCGATAATCTTGGTAGCTGCCGACATGTTTGCGTCGACTTCTGGCTTAGCAATTGTTGTTACAACTGCCGACTGTACTTGTTGAGTAACAGTTTTTTCTAGTTGGGTAGTGTTCGTATCAGCCATTTTCGGCTACCTTTGCCTCTCGCAGGGCCTGCATAATTACACCATAAGCCTGTGCAATTCGAATGCTGGCAGTCACTGCTGTTACATGAGAAGGATCATTGCAGAGAACTTCAACACCTGCAAATGCTGCACCTTCCTTGATCACAGTTGCATTCTTGATCTTGCCAGTAGCGGCAACAGCACTGAAGGCGATGTGAGAAATCTCAATGGCGGAACATACTTTCGGCAGGTTCTGTTGAATAGCCACGTCAACTTTTGTGGCATTTGCTGTAGTACAAGCACTGGCTACAAGCCCTGTAGCAAGAAGCAGTGCAATGGTTAGTACAGTTTTCATGTCCATTCCTCTATTTTGTGTATGGTTGACACAGTTTTGCGTAGTCTCTCCAATGATGGAGTTCATAGTGGCCCGTATCCCACGCATCACTGGTAGTTTTTGAGCCGTCCATATTGAAGTCTCCACCCCAACGAAGCACAACGACCTTACCATCGATTGGTGAGATAAGATTGAGCTTCTTTGGGATTGCGAGGATTACCTTAGACAAGTTGATAAACGACTGTTTATTGTTCCAGTCATAAGGTGCAGGAAACAAATCCATAGCGATAGAAGGTTTCCAGTTATGTGCAGATTGACCAAAGTGAACTTTCGAAGTTCCATTAGCAAAGAACTTTTCCTGTTCTGCCTTGGTACGGCTGCCATCAAGGATCATAAAATCGATTATTTTGATTGCTTCATCCACAATCTTTTCGAGAAGTGGATGAAGCTCGGAACGATTTTTGAGACTTTCACTTCCAAAGTGGAACATTTAAATCACCGGTTGAGTTGTTAGAAGGGTTTGGTATGCATTAACCCAAATTGGAGAAACGATTGTTTGCCAATCAACTCCGTATACTTTGGGCATTACCAGATTAACGACAATCATGTCCCATGTGAATTCAGTTGAATTGTTAAACTGATTTCGACATGTAAGTTTTTTCGACGTTGGAGTAACAGTTTCAATTGCTGCAATAAAAGGATCAAGTTTTCCTTCATTCTCCAACATTGTATAAAACTGATCTGGTGTAAGTGGTGTAATTATCGGTGTTAATACAGGAGCTGTATAAGGAGTTATAACATTCCCTTCAGCTTCCCATTCATAAAGTTCCTGCCGATCTCGATTAGCAGGGTCATCAGGAACAAATTTAATATCACCATCGTCAGTTACTACTTTGATAGATGAACTATCAATCCATTCTGCTGAAATAATCATTATAACCTCGCATCTGCTATCCAATGATACCCAAATAAATTATTGGCTGTCATTGCATTATTAGAACAACCAACTCTAAAGCTTGTTTCACTTTGGCTTGAAACACCTGCGTTACCTTGGTTACCTGCTATCGAAAAATTATAAAGAACACTTAAAGTTCCGGTAACTCCTGCATAAACAGTTACAGAAGGCACACCTCTCTTACGAACTTTAAATGTATTAAAACCTGCTCCATGAAATGTTGCTGAATCAAGTGATGTCTCAAACTTTACTCCACTGCCAGCACTCCCTACATATACTAAGTAATCATAGGACTTCTCAAGAAATCTCTGGCACCTAATCAACTCAACATCAAATGGAACCGTTGGGAAAGGATCAGCTTCAGCCGACGCATCACCATCAACCAAGCAAAACCTCGCAATATCAAACGTACCGCTTTGTTGGATAAGTGAAGCAGTTCTAGCATTAAAGTTTGCTCCTGCATCAAACCACCAAACAGGGATCAAAGCACTATTACCATTCGACCCAAAAGTTTTACCGCTAACTGGTGGAATGGTGAACACCAACGCAATCTTTTGCCAAAGAGTTGACAGCCCAAACTTCTGTGCACCAATTCCAGTTACGTCTGCCGATGGTGAACCACCAGTGCCAAAAGTTTGCCGCATATCAAATGCAATATTCTTAACTGCATCTGCTTTTGCCCAAAAGACTGCTGTAACAGTTCTCCCTGCAAACGTATCTGCCCCTTCAATTATCGAAGATTTATTACAATAGTTAGCTGCATTTGCCACACTAGTTACAACAGTTCGTGAGTAGTAATGAGGATTTCCCGGAACAGCTGTTTGGCCAGCGGCAAATGCTTGTTGCGTGTGAACTTTTGTAGACCCATTATGATCATTTCGATATTGATCATCTGATCCATAACCACTTGTCGACTGTGTAACGTTTTCTTGCCACACATCGAACCCACCATTCACAACTGGACTGCGAAATGTATTAGGCTTAACAGCAGCAGCACTTGCTGCGGCACTTGCAGCACTGGTTGCCGCAGCATTCTGACTCGCCAAAGCAGCAGCAGCACTCGTAGCAGAGTTTCCTGCTTGAGTAGTTGCAATGCCTGCTTGAGTAGTCGCCGTTCCTGCACTTGTGGATGCATTACCTGCTTGTGTGGATGCCGTTGTAGCACTTCCACTTGCTGCAGTAGCTGACCCACTAGCTGCTGTTGCACTACCAGCCGCAGCCGTTGCACTCCCACTTGCCGCAGTAGCACTTGCTGCAGCAGCAGTCTGTGCAGCTACAGCCGCTGTAACAGCCGCCTTGCCATCCATAATGATGCCAAAGTTAGCAATATCAGCACGTAAATTTCCTGCTCCCGGTGAAGTATGTGCAATCAAACATACACAATACAAATAATCGGCAGTGTCATAAACGACATCACCGATATTATATGCTAAGTTGTTCGCAAAAGCTCCACGAACACTCCAACCACTAGAACTCAGTATCCAATAAGTAGGATGTGCAACCCTATCTGCAGCAAACAAACCAGCAACAGCAGATGTATGGTTTGCTGCACAGTAAAATATCTGAGAAGTCTGTGGATCAACAACACGATTTCCGACTACATATGCCGTATTGTTTGTCCAAGTACCGATCAAACCACTAAACCCCGTTGCAGCTTTGATAGCTGCATCGAGGATCGTAAAGTTACCGTTAACTGGATCATGCCATGTCACAGTATTAAAATCGACAATCGCAAGACCAAGATTAGGTGTCTGTGTCATCGGTGAAAATTCCCTCTCTTGTATAGTACAGTTAACGTGCTGAACTTAACACGTCTATGAGAAGCTCCACTAATCTTGAGTTTAAACAACTTAAACTCCAATGGAAATCCCCACAATCGTTCATCGATAGCACGTCTACCACCACCATAAGGTTGATCTCCACCACCATAACCCGGGGAGTCGCCAGCAACGAAATCCATTGTAACGATCGGATTAGGTGTGCCATCGGGCTTTGTATAAAAGTGATCAACGAAACAACTCAGAGTAAATGTACCTGCACCTTCTGTATCCATGCCGATATACTTAATCTGTTTCTTCTTCATTCGAATATTAATATCTGACCAAGGAAGTTCCCAATCAAAGTTAATATCCAATCCAACATAAATCTTCCACAAATTTGCGGCTAAATCATCCACAAACACTCCACTCGTATGGTTCACGAGACATATGTAAAATTGCCCACCTTGTGTTACACGGGTTCCAACTACATACGCTGTAGCTGTAAGCCATGCAGACTCAAAGTTAGCAACTTCATCGGCTTCGTAGTTCTCATTAGAAAAGATGTTATTTCCATACTGGAAGATTTTAGCTCCCTTAGCAAAGTACACCCTATTCCTACCAGACAAACATCCACACGTGAAAGTCCAGTCAAGTACTTGTGACCATGCAATTTTAGTCATCGCAGAGTTATACGACAACGTATACATTGACCACGAACTACCATTCCATAGGAAATAACTAATCCGTTGCTCAAGCTTATTATGTACACAGAAACTCTTCTGCCTATCTGCAAGTGCAAATGGTGTGTCACCAGCATATTGAGGAACAATCTTTTCACTCAACGAAGTTGCATTAAAACCTGTTGAATAAACATTCTTCTTTACGCTATTCACACCTTGCTCATCGGCAAAAATGAAACTTTCGTTCAACGTCACTGCCATTCTATGCGAGATAATCCCAAAATCAGCGATAACATCATCGGGTTTTGGTGTATGATTACCAGCAGCATCATATTGTCCAAGCTCTACAGGAACTGTAGCCTTAGCAAAATGGACAAGCAAAGTATTCCGGAAGCTGCTGATACCCCTAATGTCGCCACCCGCAGAAGGTGCGTAGGTACCGATATTGATACTTAGAGCATCATTCGGAGCAGGATCACCAGCCCATGTGCCGCTAGTGCCTTTTGCTGAAATATGTATCTCAAATGGGGTAGCAGCAACGCCGCCAATAACAGTATAATCAGCTACAGTAGTTACAAATCGACCAATAGGAACGAAAACGTTTGAACCAGTTGGGATATCCTGTAGATACGTGACAACAAATGTTGCACTTATAAGTATCGGTTTGTCCACACCATTGACACAAACCATTTGGCCCTTAAACTCAGTAGTATCGATGGTAGTTAATCCACTACTCCAAGGCCCGGGAGCACCAACAAGTGCAGCAGCAATAGCTGTATTCCAAATAACAACCCTTGTTCCAGCACCATCGATTGTCATTATCTGGCCAGTGTCGGTAAAAACTACCAACTTGTCACTGAAATAGACCATTTCAATAACGTTACCAGTTACAATTCCTGTAGTGGTATACAGATATTTCGTTCCCCACCGTAAACTCATGCCGCCATCAACGTCTCTATGCATATTCTTTAGTACTTTTGCATAGTTACTCTTAATGGCTACGTCGTTATCGACAAGATTAAGCCCTCCTGAGAAATCTCGGAGGGTTGCATCTTCCAACTGCGGTGGCGATTGAGCTTGTGATTTGAACTGCACCTTACCAAACGGTGTTAACATATGGACGACCTCCCATTCCAATTACACCATCATTAAGGCTCGTAACAATATCATTGTATGCTATCTGAAACATATTGTTTGCCTTATTTGCATTACCGGGGTTCATACCATCGGTCTCAAGCATTAGCCAAGCACCAGCCCATTCCATCATGTCGGCTTGCATCGGTACAATATCCGTATCAATAAATTCATTTGGACACGTACGAGCATAAAACCTTACAGAGCCTGTAGCTGTTGCTGGCAGAAACTTAATTACCTTCGTTGTGAAGTTAACTGTATCCTTGAACTGGACAGGCTTATAATACAAAGCTGCAGAACCAGTTACGATCTCACCTTGAATATCTAAAGGTGCAGTAAGTCGTTGGCGAAAAGTGGTTCCACCCCATATTTCTCTGATATCTTCAATAGATTTCACAATGTTAGTCAAATCTGCAGTCACAAATCCATTCACACCATCGAGAGCATACGTATACCAGTCACTTAAATGTTCCCAATAGCGTTTTCTGAATACCATATAAAAAGCATCCTGAACCGCAGTTTGTACTTGCGGTTCAGTGTATGTTTGCACAGCTGTGCCGTTAACAAGACCGATCTTCTTAATAACACCTTGTACGATATCAACGCGTTTCTTATACATCGATCGATCTCCTTAACGATTAACCGTTGAACTGAGGAATTCCGTGAAGTCCGCCATTGTTTGCTGCGTTCACGTAAGAACTGAATTGAGCATCAATAGCAATTTTCTTCACGCCATCCAAAGTTGTAGTAGGAATATACGTACCACGAACATCACCAGTTGTGGTTGTCTGTGGATCAGTAAGAACCCCTGCAACCAAAGTACCGGCAGCAGCAACTACAAAGTCTGCATACTCACGCTCTACAGCACGAGTATTATACGGCAGACCAAGCTTACCACCAAAGCCAAGCGATGCAGTAACCGCATTCGAAGCACCACCGTTATGTACGATCTTATCGATGTACTTGAACGCCTTAAGACCGACGATCTGTGTGGTACCATCACCGTTTGCAACAGTGATTGTTTCGTTCATGGCCTGACCAAGATAGTCACGCCCGAACACTTTCGTAACCAAGTTTGCACCAGTAGCACCAGAAGCCTTAACACCAACGTTACGGCCAAAAGGTGCATCTGCTACATTGGCTGTAGAGATCAGCATGGTTGTCGAAACACCAGCATTTGCGATGATAGTGGCATTAAGAATGTCATTACCAGTTGCAGATGCAAGTTTCGGCGTACCAAACTCAACCCGCATGTCAAGTTGCTGACCTAGTTCTGCACCAGCCTGCATTGCCGGTACATAATACTGTAGACCAGTTTGAAAACTACGCTGCGCTTTGCCCATGAGACATCTCCTCTTCTGAATGTTCAGCAGGACCTTGCTTACGACGGCAAAGTCGGATCACTTCATCTTCAAGAGCACGCCATGCTTCTTGGCGGGCCTCATCATTGATTGCAAACTTGAACTTGCCAGCATTGGTTTCAGCATTGTTGACACGCTCAAAGTTCATGATCGATGGCTGCTTGTCGAAGCCCTTCTCAATTACCTGCTTGTGAGTCAACCGATAGCTATGACCTGTAGGTAGGTACAGCATATAAGCATCCTTCACAGCTACAGTGTCTGTAACGATGTGCTTCAACTTGGCATCCCACTTACGCTTCAACTGCGTAACAGGACCATCCACTTTCCGAAGCACGTACGTTAAACGTGCTCCTTGCATTACGGTTGATACAGCCATTATGAGTTGGTCCCATAAGCATGAGTGCGGTAGTTTTTCCACGAGCACAGCTGATATTCCATAATGTACCGACGACCGATAGCATCTTGGTTCCATGGAGCGGTTAGTTCTTTAACCTTCATGTTAGCTGACTTGAGGATGTGAATAGAAAGGTACTCATCGTTGATAAAGTAGAAGTCATTGGGAGCCAATGCTTCGTCGTAAATCACCGGAATACCTTGGTGGGTCGTTCCCTTGATACCAAGGTTCACAAGTTTCTTACCAAAGCCAGACGAGTCCAGCTGAATTTGAGACTTGTCACGAGCGGCTGCACGATGCATACGGAAGATATTCCGTCCTACAAAGATAACATCCGGGGACTCGTCGTCGTGGGTAAGATCGAGAAGAATGTCATCGAAGGCTTCTTCAATGTTATTCTCATCAAGTGCACCAGAGAACTGATATGCTGAAGGTCGGAACATCGGAGTATTTGCGAGGTTCAAACCACCAATAGTACCAGCAGTGGGATCAAGTGGGAACAAGTTCGGCAAGCCATTGGGGCTAGAACCGGTAGTCAGTGAAGCAGCATCAACACGTTGCTTCTTCTTGATGGCCTGTTCAAGGGCCTTCAGTTTACCTTCAATGATCTTAATGATCACTGCATCGCCTTGGTTTTCGTCGGCTTCCTGATCTGACATGATCAGTGTGCCTACAAGACGAGTCATGAAATACTGAACAGTATCGAATTCGTTGGTCTCGTCTACGGGTACTGTATCATAGTACGTAGCATTGACCACGTTGGGATTTGATCCAGTGATCAAAGGGTTCTCGATCTCGGGACCGCCATCTTCCATCTCTACCTTACCAGCAGCGGCAAGATAGGTATAGATACCGCCACTAAGTGTAGCAGCAAGGATGAGTTTCTTTCGGCTACGTTGTGCCATAGCGTGAAGAATAGTCTGTGGAGTTGCCATTATTTTTCCTCAAGAGCTTTGAGATCGGCCAGCAATTCTGCACCGATGTCTCGATAAGATGAATTTGGGGCTCTTGCTTGCATATCCAAACCACGACGATTTGGTACATGCTCAACATTCGAGGAGTTATGAGGTACTACCCTTTGCGGGGGCTTCTTTTGAGCTTCGGCTTCTTTTGCAGCCTTTTTCTGGTTAGCGATGTAGGTTTTAATCCTAATCCAGCACTCATCCAGAGTCAAATGAGGGAATTTTGTCTTGGCATCGGCTACTGCTTGCAGAAGATTACTGTTTTCCTTAACTTTGAGTTCAGGATAACGGTCAAGGAATTCTCTAGCATCCTTAACATGAGGTTCTTCTACAGAGTCTGTAGCAGCAGGTACAACTGGCTTCTTCGCCTCTTGCAGTTGTAGAACATGTTTTGCTACTTCGGCAGGATCAAGCGGTCCTGTAACGCCAAGTGATGACAAATCATTGCCCGCGAGGTGTGCTTTTGTCAAGATTGCCTTGAGTGCCCCCATAGGATCGATCTTAGACTTGGCAAAAAGCTCCAAAGCTTCCCTTTGTTCAGGCGGTTCTAGACCAAGCTTGTCGCCATAAGACTTTTCCTCAGAGAGAGCCTTGTATTTATCCATCAATTCACGTGCAGATTTGGCAATTGTGCCAAGTTGACCATAAACACCAGTCAATTCCTGCTCTTTGGTGTTTAGTTTACGCTTCAATTTCTCAAAAATACCACGATCCTTGCCAGCTTTGACAACTACCTTACCATTTTTGACCAAGTTGCCAGCTCTATCCTCTGGCAGCTTCTCTTTTATCTCTAGATCGTCTGCTTCATCTTCTTCTTTTTGTTTAGCAGCAGTATCATCGGGATCACCATCTTCTTCTTCCTCAACTACAGGGCCTGTAGCTGAGTCATCATCTAGCTTTTCCTCATTATTTCCAAGCTGATCTTGGTCCTCATCGTCACTAATGAACTGCTTGAGGATGTCGTCTGTATTATCTTTGTCCAGTTTGCCCGGCATTGGGTGGTACTCCTTGTTGGTTCGCTGCGGGAGGCTGACCGGGAACAGATTGTCCCTTGGTTAGGTTAGCCTGTGCTTCTGTATCAAGTTCTTCCCAGTCTTTCTTCTTCATTACGAAGTTCGAGAATGCTGTTTGGAACATCTTAATGATCAATTTCAGCGTTGTAGCTGGTGCTCCTTGACCAAGTTGGCCAAGAGCCTGAGCAATTTGAATTGCTTCCTTCTTTTTAAACTCAGTAGTTGGCTTCTCAATTGAGCCTGCAGCAATTGTCATCCTGAACCGTTGATTAAACTCAATCACAGTCATTGGTTGAAACTTTGCTGCGTACTCTGGCCCTACAAGTTCTGTAATGTCCTGTACTGTGTACTTCGACACGATAACTTCTGCCATTGACCAACCAAGGGCTTCGAAAGAGTCCTCAATATTATCAATGATCATGCCGGTGTTGGCTTGTTTATTCTCTGCCATATAGTCCACGGCAGAAGTATTAGTATTAGTCTTAAACTGTTCACCCTGATCAACATCGCTAAGACCATTTGTCTTATTAATAACCGATCGTAGGTTCTGAGTTTGGAACACATCAGCATATTGCATAGCAGGAGGAGCAAATACCTCCACCATATCGCTGATCTTCTTCTGTTCACCATTACCTTTCTTTACAGCAAAGGCTTCAACTTCTCTAGGATTGTTAAGGTGGTGAACTAGCTTCTTAACCTCATCCTTATCAATCATAGAAGGATCATACAACAAAGCACCAAACACACTATTCCGTATCTGTTGTGCCTTTGCATTGATCTGGTTGATTGTGTTTACCTGACCTACAATGAATGATGCTTCACCCGGTTGAACAATGCCATCAATTGCCTCAGAGAAGGAAATGATATAGTGCCTAAAGAACCGAGACAGCTGAAGATCGTCATCATATACCCATAGCGGATACTTCCAGTCTTCAGAATTGAACAAATAGATACGACGAGTAATCTTATCATAAACGTACCAGCATCTAACCTTATTCTTGTTCACATACTTACGTCGTTCATCGGTCTGATCATTCATTACCTTAGCAATAATCGTATCTTCAACCGAGTCACCAGCATTACTGCTTTCTGGCTTTTTATGTTTTTCATTCGATCGCATGACCCATTCTTTATCGCCAGTCTTCTTATAGAATTTCTGGTCAACATAATCACGGTCAAGAAAGCACTCTTCAGCAAGCCATTTAGCATCAGACAAGTCGATATGTGTGCAGTCTGGATCAACGATAACTCTATGAGGAAGAACGTTGCTTAACAACATCCCTTTGCCTTCGAGCAGAGGCATTTGGTCATACAGAAGCTGTAGCTCGGCCATGAGCTCGTCGATTTCGTCTTTTGACTTGGCACTTTGAAGTTTCGTTTCAATCTCAATAAGATTCGCACGAGCCTCTTCAAGACTTCCTTCCTTTGGTTGAAAGTCGAGCCTCATAATACCAAAATTAGTCATCTGACCATGCATGATCCAACGACGTGCTTTAGGTTTAACATTCAAACCCGGATGAGTTTGTTTGTTCATGAGAAACGAAATGATATACTGCAAAGTTGTGGTTAGATCGTCGTCGGTATCAGAAGCAGTGAACTCAAGATTTGGATTACGCATATACGTAGTACGCATAATTGTCCGAATATTGGTCCTAATAATGTTCTCATCGGTGGCATTCTTATGGTTATACTTGTACGTATATCCATTACCATCTTGAGCTTTGCCTTCATCACCGCAACGACGATAGTGATCAAAGATATCATCCCACTTCTGATGCTCTGGCTTATAAACTGCCTGAGCCTCATTTATCTTTTCATGCCAATATGAGCCCATTTTACTAGGCACAGGAATACTCATACCAGAAGCCATTGCGAACGATGGCTCTTTGTAGTCTACAGGGTCTGTAGCAGTTATATTATTAACAACTGCATCCTGTTCTATCGTGCTTCTTGCCATTGCATCCACTCCGGTTCCGGTTTAGGTATCTTGTAAAGCAGTGTACTTGCTTCAGGAACTTTTGATAGCAAATATTTCAAGCTATCCATGGCATGGTCTTTGTGATCTCGTGGCTCATCGAGTCGATTACCTTGACCATCTGACTTCCAGAAATAGCCAGTAAACTCCTCTTCAATCCAATCTAACTCATCGCAGAAGTAAATCCCGGGACCAAACGGTTCTTCTTTATTATAGTGAAGACCGGGTTTCGGAGTAAGATACTCAGCAACCTTCATTATTCCCGACGCAATATTGTTTTGCCCTGCAACAACATTAAGGTCGTGATTTTCGCGTAGCAACCGAGCAACTGTTGCAGCTCCTTTTCCTGTTCCATCGACAACTGTTCTTTTGAATATCGCAGGGTCACAGTAAATCGGATCGTCGTACTCGAAATAGTCGTAGTACTTCTCTTGCAGCTCAAGTATTTTCTTGCCCAATGTCGAAATGTTCGGCGTCGGTTCGTAGAAACCATCAACAATGAAAATCCTCCCTAGTTCATCCGAGAATGCTAAGAGATAGCAACTCGGAGAGGACATGCCGAAGTCTAAAGATTGGTATGCATTGAACTTCACACGATGATCAGCTGCCTCGTATAGTACCTTAGCAAAGTGACCACGAGGTATCATATGCACATGAGTACTAAATGCAGGATACACTAATCCTTCATAAGCAGCCCATTCACCGAGAAGAAAACGATCTCGCATTTGGCCGACATACGCAGCTTCAAGACCTTGGAGGAAGTCTGGCTCAAGGTTATGTTTGTTCTCATAAGTCGAACCTTCAAGCACAGTAATGAGTGGTTCCATTGTGTGGCGATCATGGAGAAGGTCTTCACCTACAGTACCTGTAGCTATAAACTTGTGATAGGGGCGGACAAGTTTCTTATAAACCCAATTTGCAGTAGGATTACACGTGAGAATAAGCCAACGAGGGCCAGTCATTGGCATAGATTTATCGTTACCCTTGTAACTAGCAGAACCACGAAGACGCCCAAGCAAGTCAAGAAAATCCTTGTGCTCAATCCCTGGGTCTTCAACTTGATCCACAATAGCCCAGTCATAAGTAGCGGATAGCAGATTAGAAGTGCTAAACCCATCATCGGTCTGTTTACCTCTTTGTGATAGATAACGAAAGTTAATCACACTGCCATTTTTAAAGATCAGTGTGTTGTCATCCTTTGTAGGCCAACGTTTAACCTCATTTCGTGGAACCCATTTATAAAACTCCTTACGAATGGTGTCGTTGAGTTTCGGATAAGTTTCACGAGCAATTAGGCCATTAGAACCGGGATAGTCCATAGCAAGACCTACAGCTTTCACACATGCAGCTGCAGTCTTACCATTACCAAACCCACCACCGAGAAGCTGGACCTTAGTCCTACACTCCAAGAAGCGTTGGTGAATGCCTCCTTTAACAATTTTATACTGAAGCATTACTTCTTACCTCTTACATCAATACTAATTGATGTCTTTCCTCGGTGATCTTCTTCCTCAAGTATAACTACCTTAAAGCCCTGATCTTCCATATCAGCAGATTTGCCGTAGAGAGTTTCATGATTAAGCCCTGCACGGTCGGCCAAATCTTGTGATGCTTTAAGCTGCACAAGCTCAGTCTTAGCATTCTTGTGCAAATGAGCAATTTGATCCACTGCAGAATGTGCATATTTAGAGATTGTTGCTTGAAGTGAGTTGCTGTTCACGTTAATAATTTCGTTAAACAGCATCTCAAAGGTGGTCTGAAAATCACTTCCCATCATAATGTTCTGCACAACAATGACGTCGAGATGCAACATATGTGCAGTCTCGTTCTGTGTAAGCCCAAGAAGGTGATACATAAGAATAGCATTAATGGCGGTTTGAGTGCCGGTATCAGATGAAGGCATCTCATTCATATTACGACGTGACGATATCTTCATATTCCGTGCAAGTGGAACTAGTAGAGTAGTCTCACCATGCTGTGAAGCGGGCGTCTTATTCTCGTCCACTTTCACTTCACCACGAGGACCGACATAAGGATCACCGGGTTTTGCTAAACTTCCCATTTCATTCTCCGTGGGTTCAACTACAGACCCTGTAGCTACACAAGTGCAAGTATTTGATCTGCAACAAAGTTACCCCAATTGAGATAACCAAGTGTATTGGGGTGGTTCTGGTTATAGATTTCACCTTTAGCATTCATCGTATTCCAGTCAATAGAGCGATCAGCCCAAGCAAACATAGCACGATTGTTCGCAATAGCTTTTGCCTTAAGATCGTTAAGAAGACGATCTTGAATTGCTTGTGATACTTGAGCAAGGTTTGAAGGAATACCGGTACCATACAATACACTAGCCCCACCAGCCGCAGCAGCCACATCAAGAGTCTGATAGTTAGCATTGTATGTCGCATCAGACATATTCAAAATACCATCATTAATGGTTGAGCATAGAAACACACCAGAAGCAATTGAACAGATGTCTTGCAGTGATGGAAGTGGTGACCAAACATTTGCATTCACAACCCAATCGGTTGTTGAAGACGAACCACGACCAACATTTAGAATTTGGCACTGCTTAATTGTAGAATTCCAGCAACGATAGCCACCAAAGAAACCGGGACTTGTAACGTTCTTAATGACAATTGTATGAAAACCAACTGACCCAAGGGAAACGATTGTTCGCTTTTGTGTATTAGTACCAGTCTCAACAATGTTAACCGCTGATCCACCGTCGATTGTATACGAAATCGTACCGGCTGTTGTGATTTGTGGATACTGAAATTCAATAGTATCACATTGATCTTGTGTAACAATTGTAATCGTGGATGTGGTATCAGTCGTGTTGGTCCATAAACAACCACCGAGAGTTGTAGAACCAGAGAAAACCCAGCCACTGCCGGTAAGTGACATCCCTACTTTGTACACATTATTAAAATCAGAAGGGTTTGTTACTGTAGCATTGGCACCAGAAGCATATAAATTCTCATAAGTTGATGGAATTCCATTTGCTGCAAAACGTTTGGCCATAATAGTAGGCCAGCAACGTTCTTTCGCATTGACTCGGTTATTACCACCAGAGTCGCCACCACCTTCACCCCAAATATTACTATCACCCTCACAAACAATAATACAATTACCGGTTCCAGCCTTCACAGCTCGAAGATCGGTAAGCATCTTTGAAATACGAGCAGCTGATAGGTTAAAAGTTCCCGGTGCCGACTTGTTTTGATGGCAAGCTTGATATCGGAACTTCCTATAAGCAAGCCTCTGCATCAGAAGCCACCGACAAGGCCAGCAGCAGCAGTTCCTGTAGCCCAAACCTTCTTAATCTCACAATAATTCCATCCAAAGTTGGCAAGAAGAGTAACTTTATCACCAAAACTGTTCTCAATTGTGAGATTTCCTGCAGTTCCTACATAAATTCCCTGTAGACGTGGTGCATATATAGTAACATCCGATGCAGTTACAGGAATTAGGTTCAAAAACGATGCACCAAGACGTGTATGACGGCGTTCATAAACATTATCAGCCATTTTAGTTCTCCATTTGTTGAGAAAACATACGAAAAAGGCCGCTACAAGGTCTGTAGCGGCCTATTCTATCAACCAAACCAACCTGCTTTTGAAGTAAACACAGCAGTTCGTGATGTACGAGTGAAAATCTTGAGATCATCAGCGATATCACCAGCAGTAGTAACACGATTTACATCGTAAACAACTTCCATTGGACGATATCCACCCTGTTCAACAACGTTTGCAGCCACACGCTTGTGACTATCGGCTGCTGTACTACCAGCAACCACGCCATTCAACGCCTTCATGATAGCCCGACGCTTCTTGGTCTGCTTCAGCAACTTGCTGATCGTAAACTCAAGAGGAGTTGTCGAAGTATTAATGGGAAAGGCGTTGTTGAACAGAGGAGAGTAATATGAAGCCATGTGCGCATCTCCATTGTTAACAACAACTATATAGCTACAGATGCTGTAGGAGGATGTCAATATAAGTACGTAACATGTACGCGTGTATATATAACTAAAACCAATAACTATAATATATAATAATAAATAATAAATTATAATATATTTATCCTTTTGGGATGAGAAGAGAATGAGACCGCGCTCCAGAGCGGTCGCATATACCTCGCTCACTAGGTATATACATATCACACTATCACGTGTTTGTCAATATATTTATTTATCTACAGCGCTTGTAGTCAACTATCTATTTACAATTACTACTTCACCACGTATATCTAACTAGTCGATGCTTCAGGCGGACGTCGACAGTACGCTGAGGTGACGCTCCTCTGACTCACGCAGAGTTGGGTTTCTTCCTTTACCACGCAGCTCCCTCAGCGTACTTCAATTCCAGGGCTATGTGGATATCAACAATCAAGGAGTTTTCATGACTACTACAGTAACTGTAAAGGCTAACCATGGTTGGCCAGTTAAAGCTACCGGTGTCAAAGTTGGTACAATGGAACCAACAAACTATGGTGGAGTTGTTCAACCCGGTGAACAGCGCGACTTCCATTGCCATTCGACAATGGATTTGATCGTTCATGAAATCCAACCAGAGGAAACCAACGCCAATCCCTCATGAATACGCCGTCAAGGCGCGATGCACTACAGTACACTGTCCAACTATACTGTAACTATCGTCCTTTACAACTACAGCCTCTGTAGCTACGGTAAATATGCCTCCCAATGGCAGCGACTCCTAGCCCTAGGATCATGGTTTCAATACCGTGCCTAGGGCTTCTTTTTGCCTTGGTCGTAGCGCCGATTATTCATCCCACCTAGCGCACGTACGTGCACGATGGACTACCGTACGGATACGTTAGCTACAGGATATGTAGTAGTGGTGGTTTGAACTAGTTTCAGAGGACGCTGGACCTCCTTCGTCGCCGCCGGACCAGCTGGCTCTACAACCAGGGGTTTTGGAAAAGGCCGGGGAGTACCGGGGGTTGAACTACAGGAAAGCCTACTCATTAGTAGGATGCTAATGATTATGGCCCTAGTCGCTAGGCCGCGCGCAATGCAACTAAAAAATGTATGAATGATTGTACGTTTCAACCATAGATAAGTAGTATCTGGCTACAGGGTCTGTAGTATATAGTTGTGGCGCCATATAGGCGCAGATCATCGAAAGGGGTTAATAAATATGGGTCGCTTTACTGCCGATGAGGCGCTAGACTTGAGATATAGCGATGAGGCAATCATGCTCGACTTTGTATCAGGCGCAAAGATATGCGAAAACCATGATACATATGTACGTGAATTCATTCGTGATACCTATCCCAACAAGGGGTGGAATGCAGAAGAGGAATTCATTAACGCTGGCGATTTGTTCGCTTGGTTGGGGTATTGAATATGAGGCGCGAGCTAACACTTCTGATCATTTGGCCAATGTTCTGCTTACTGGTGATTTATATCGCAGAACCGTTAGTTCAATGGCTCGTGTGACTCTGGACAAACGGGAACGCGTCTCGTCGCCAGTACAACACTCACTAATCTGCCCAGAATACACTCATAATCGTGCATAAACACACTAACTACAGACAATGTAGCACATTTTCAGTTGACAATAGGAGTGAATTGAGCCTATAGTATAGGAGTAATATGGGTTTAGAGTGTTATCTACTACAGATGATGTAGTAGATAGCGAACTAAACAAGGGAATATACAACCATGGAGCAAGCAAAAGATCATATCGAGCTAGCTACACACTCAATAATGGTGATTAATCGCTTTATTAATGTGTGTAAAACACTCCAAGACGTACATGGGGTACGTCATTGGGAGATGCAACGGCAAATGTACGTTGATCAACGTGACTATTATCGTACATTGTTGCCACTACAGAAGGTGTATCAGGATGAAAACTAACATCACTAAACACATATATGACCTAGTTGCTCACGCTAGGAAAGAGTACAAAGATACTCGCAATGCTCACGGTAAAGCAGTTGAGTATGGGGAACAGGTAATCAACAGTCGTTACCGTTCTGATAGTGAAGAAATACAAGCAATGGTTGCAAACAGAATGTTGAAAGCAACCAATAGTCACATTTATATCCTGTTAGTGTAATAACATAAGGATTGAAGTAATTACTACATAGTCTGTAGCTATACAACTATGTAGTAATTGAAGCAATCCTGCTTCAAACCGATCTCGAAAGGATCATATAATGAAATTTGCTATCATTGCTCTATCCGTAGCCATGTTGTCTTCTTCTGCATTTGCACAGGAAGTTGTTACAGAACCTGTTACAAATGTATCATTGCCAACTGCTACTGATACCGTTGTTGTACCAGATGACTTGAAAGCACAATTTGAAGCTGTATGTACTTCAAAGGCCATCAAGAGCAAGAAACTTACCTCCGCTTGCGAGACCCACGCCTATCCCAAGCTGAACAAGAAGGGCACAAAGTTCACACAAGCTGGCGTTGGTAAGGAAATGCTTATCCTATCCGTCAACATCGACTTCTTGAAGTAACCTTAGCTAAGGTGTCTGCTACAGATAATGTAGCAGCATCCTTAACTAAAGGTATACGTCACAACGGAGGAACTAACTATGACTAAGCTGCATGATTGCTTGTACTACTTCTTCATACTTGTAGCTATCGTGTGTTATATTGATCTATTCTATCCATATGTACTAAATTCTATCGTGCATGTACATGCGCCAACGAGGATTGAATTCTATGTCTGAACCATTGATCGCTAATCGATATCGTGTTGTGCCATATATCCATAACACCTCGCGCCAATATATCGTATACGACACCCTTAAGGATAAGTATGTTCCTCCTCTACATCAGGATGAGATAAAGGCGCAAGAACAGGCTAATGAATTGAGTGCGTATCATCGCATAACAATGGGCTAGGAGGAATAACGTTATGATTACAGCACTTGTAGGAGGAATAATTATATGGTTTGCTGTGCTTATCGTATGTTCATATTTAGTTGTGCATAATGGAAATCGTGATTGACAACCTCGCGCTAGCTAGCGTAATGTCATCACTTACGAAAGGTATCCGCCCGGATGAAACAGGTACACATACCGCTTGAAGGAATACGTTATCGTCATTACGCCCTCCTTAGTTCACCTACAGAAGTTGTAAAGCAGGGTGAAACTAAATACGGCGAACGAACTATCCCCATTGAAACAATTCGTGATTATCACCCCGGTCTTTATGGCTTCCAATCCGTACAATCTCGTGATAAATTCGTCAGTAGGATGAACGCATCTAATGAACTCCGCCCATGTGTTGCTGTCTTGCTACAGGGTCTGTAGCAAGATTGGAGTACATGCCTAACATGATCTCCGCCTATTAGCACAATACCGTGCTATGTTATTTGAAGGGAACTAAAACTATGTCTAATGACAATGCCCTCGCATTGACCACTTACGACCCGAAATCCATCCAGACTTTCGGCA